GCACTACTAACGACTGGGTTGGGAAGGAACATCCGATGTGCACGACCGAGGCTATCACTACCTACAGTCATACGACCCATCAGCTTAGCCGTTGTCGTTGGCCAGCAGTACGGGTCGGGCACGCGAATTCCATTAGCGTCTGGCCCGAATGGGTGTTTCAGGGCCGAGACAAACTTCGCCACAGGCATACCTGAAGCTAAAGTTCCGCGAAAGGATGCCTCAGGCATCTGAGGCTTAGCAGTAGGGGCTCGGTAGAGCACGAGCTCCCTAGATTTGCTTTCAGAACGTGGCGCCTTTGGCTTTGCGCTGTGCGGTTTGTTCTTGATTGATCGGGACATTTCCCAAACGGCGCCCCCTGTGCTAGCGCCCCGCACGTTCTGTGGGAGTATTAAAGCTCGAGGGCGTGAGCGTCATCGTCGCGGGTGAAAGACCACTCACCCACATCGAACCGCCCGTCTACCCTGTCACTCCCGTCCAACTTGAGCGTTATCTCTCTAAACCGCTCTTCAAGGTAGTATTGGACATCTACCTGAATTCCGAAGGCCTCCTGAAAATCAAGACGCGTCTCGTCCATGATTACCGACCCCTCCGAGGACAACCGGGTCACGTCCCAGTCGCCCAGCTCCACTGCCATACGATGCCAGATCTGATCACGTTGATCGAACTGGAGCGCCACACAATCACCAGCGCTCCGTGCCAACATCAACGCGAACTCTTGTAGCACAGGTACTCCCCGATTGAGTTCGAGTTCACACAAGCCAACCGATCTACACAGAGACCTCCTACGGTAATGCTCCATGTATTTCGACCCCCGAAGTGCTCCACTCATCACTTTCCAGGGGTTTCTGACCATCTTCCAACCCAAGTTGGGACCCACGCGAAGCGCATTGGACTGGCACCAACTGATGGTGGGTATCGAGTATGCCACACCTTCAATCTTAGCCTCCATTCCAAACTCGAGCAGCATAGGGACAATAACGGAAGTGAACCGAGCAAGATCCTTACGCTCAATAAAGAGTATCAGGTCATCGCCGTCATCCAACATGTCCCATCGCAATCCGAGCTGACGCATCGCGCAAGCCACCATAGCGCACATCAACACACAGTTGCCCAAAGCGGTGTTCATATCGCCCGACATCCTCCCTCCCTCGCACACGTACCTCACTCCCCCGAACGTGACGCCGTGGTTCACCAACTGAAGCCTAAGTAGGTCACGAAGCTCGTAACCCGAAGTACCAATACACATAAGGTACATTAGGTGCTCAAGTCTGAGCAACCCTTGGCTAACGTGGAGGTCAAATCTTGACATGTCCAG